ATTTCTTTATCTTGAACTCTTGTTCCATATATTTGACTATATGTTAAATTATCATTTAATGATGTTGAACCAATTCCAGATCCTTTTAACGATGACTTATTAACAATTATTGAAGAACATCTATTAAATATTTTTTTCTTTGTTTTAACATTTATTTTTTTAAATGTAACGGTTAAAATTGCATCTCCGTCTTGACTGATATTTTGTAGAGTTACATCTCTCCCCGTTGGGACTAATTTTTGATTAGTCAATTCTTCTATTGTTCCATCAGTAAATGCTAAATTATAATCCTCTTCATCAAATGGTTCGAGAGTCAAATCTAAATCAGTTACTAATGGTCCAGAAAAACCATTATTTAATATAGTTATTGGGTAACTTTTTCTAATGACTATATCGGATCCAGTTAAATCTAAATTGGATATATTTATTTTGTTTAATCTAGAATACAAACTAATATTTTTTGTTGTATTTGTGACTTCTAGTGATACCTTTTTAAAATCGTTTGCTGTAATAGATGAAGAAGGCAAACTTCCATCACAAACATTAGTTACAGAAGGCAATTCTGCTATTTCAATATTTTTTAATGATGCACTAATTTTATTTACTTTATTGTAAGTAGGTACAGTTTGTCCTTGTTTGGTATACGAAATTATATCTCCTGTTCCAATTCCAACATAAAAATTAGGATTAGATGTAGTAACTGTACTAATTCCACTACTGTTTGCAGAAATTGTAAATTGAGATCCAGATGATGCTAATAGAATTGGATTGGAAAGTAATGGATCTGCACTAAAACTTACTCCATTTCCTACTATTTGATGAACGTCCGAAAAATTATAATCCTTTGATGTTATTATTGTTCTGCTATTATCTATACCATTAATTTCAAGTTGCTCATCTTGCATAAATGATCCAGAAACTTGATATAATGATATTAAATTGGAAGTAGATATTCCACTAACTAGATATCCGCTTGCCCCACTATTTTTTCCTTTAATGAATGCAGGAACTGATTGTGTTATAGTAGCATTTAATGTTAACAATGTATATGTCTGTACGTCATATAAAGACATTTCATACTGCGTTGCTTTATTAATATATGCAATATTCTTTAATTTTAGGTCATATACTCTTGCTACTCCTATTTTGGGTCCGGAAGAGATTCCAGAATTACTTGTTCTACCTTGATATAAATTCACTAAAGAACTTGATCCAAATCCAATAGAAATAGAACCAGAAACATTATTTACTAATATTTGTCTTCCTAGGTTGAATGGTATTGCCTGATTATAATCATTATTAGTTGTCCTTGGTTTTTCTACATCAATTATTGTATTATTAATTGTTTCTACTTCATATCCTCTAACATATGCCTTTCCTGGACTTATTGATAGTCCCAAAAGATCATTTGATACATTATTGCCTTGCGTTGTTTTTTGATTTTTAAAAAATATTCCATTATTTCCAATTCTATCATTTAGACATTCCTTTGCTGTGATGTCGAATGGTTTTACATAGTAATCTCCCGATTCGTCATATGTTCTTCTTGCGAATTCATCTCTAATTAAATTATAGTTTGTAGTCTTAACAAATTTTTGTAAAATTCCATTTTCCAACCTCAATAATTCAATAAAATTTTCATCATTAAATTCAGTAATTGATTTTTTAATTAAAGAAGTTGTTAATTTTAATCTATCAGCTCCTGGTGCTGCATAATTTGAAAACCCTTGTGCATTATCAAATAAATCTTGATATTCATTTGATGCTACAGCAATTTCTTCATTAATCAATAAACCAACTCTATATGATGGGGTATTATCATAGTAATCTAGTATAACTGTTTGTGAATCTACTTTTACAAAAAATCCTCTGAAAAAATATACACCTTCGGCAATTTTAGCAGCAGATCCCACAGAAGTGGAATTTGCTATTATAGTTGTTGCAAAACTAGACCCAGACCTAATTGTAGATAATGAATACGTAGCATCTTCAAGTAGTATTAAATTTTCACCATCCACAAAAGTTGACGTTGTGAAATCAATACTTCCAGAACTTTGATATTTTATATAAAGAGTATTATTCGTAATATCTGAGCTATTATTTTGTAGATAATTTTCTACCTTCGCCTTTACCCCACTCGTTTCTCCTTGAATTAATTTTCCAACAAGATTTTCTAGATATAATGAAATAGGAAGACCCAAATGAGTTTCGTCAATTTGGACACAAGTATATTCCGAATCATATGCAATTTGACCCGGAATTACCATTGCCCCTTCTTTGAAGAAATGATTTCCGAATTTTTCTATTTGATTTTGTAATATTGATTGTAAAGTTGTTAATTCTCTTGCTTGGATTGGAGTTCCCGGCTTAAAAAGTACTTTTTGATAATTTTTTGAATCTGAAAAATCATCAAAATATGGAGATACATTAAGATTAGTTTTTTGTGGCATTTTGTTTCTTTAGAACTCCAATATAATTTTAATATCTTCTTTTTGACTGGAAGATCTTGGTATTGCTGATCTATTATCTATGTATATGATTTCTCCAGACTTTTTATTAAATTCTGCTGAAGCAATTCCAGAGTTGAAGGTCATTCCAAGTTGGTATAGTCTATTATTTATTGTTGTGGATATACCACTAAATCCAGAATCAATTGATAGTACTGGTGTTCCATTCATAGAAGAACCATATATTGTTAGATTTCCTCCAGATACAGGACTTGAAGTAAAGTTTATAATATTATAACCAACAGACGTTGTTGCTAAACCAACCGGTTGATAATATTTAAGAACACCAGTAATATTATCCCAAGAAGCGACAAATCCAATTGCAGTAGAACCCAATCCAACTGTTTGGGTAATTGTGGAATCTACTGCATATGTAGTAGCAGTGGTAGCAGAACCTGTGAATTTTAATGCTTTTAACCCACTTACTATTGATGTATTTAAAAGTTCTACTTGACTATCTGAAATTGTTGGATTTTTTATAATTCCAATTCTTGCAAAATCATTTCCTGAAATTATATCTGGATTTGATTCTAAAGTTTCATATCTGGAGTATATTAAAACACGATATGCTCCAAGTTCTCTATAGACATCATATCCATGCCCTCCCTTTGGTGGAATAATTACATCAAACGATGCAATTGATGAAGTGCCAACACCAACATTACTCAATGAAGTAGTAATTCCAGGAGCTCCCGGTTCAAATTTAATAGTCCCATATGTATAGTTACTTCCGCCATCAGTAATATAAACTTCTGAAACTTTACCAAAGGAATCTGTTGTTACCGTTACCTTTCCTCCACTTCCATTTCCTAGTATTGGTATATTTGTAAATGTGGATGATGTTGGATTATACCCATCACCTCTTTGGTTAATTATAACAGTATTGATCTTTCCATCTACGGCATTTGCCTTTGATGAAATACTTTCACCAACTTCTCCCCAATTTTCTGGAACTGGAATAAATTCGATTGAATCGAATTTTATAATTTCCGATGGTTTGATTGTATATAAGTATTTCCAGATATAGTTATCTCCAGAAGTTCCGGCAGATCTTGGCTCTAAATCTATGAAATTTGGTTCATCATATGAAGGTCTTCCTTTTTGATTTTCTGGATCTGCTCCATTATGGAGACAAATATAAACTCGAAGATCTTCATTGATTACATAATAATTTGCTTCATAAAGATTAGCTTGACTTGTTATTGGAGTTTTATTGTATATATTATAATCGTGCCTGTACATTTCATACGTAGTTCCCGCAGTCCAAGTTACTTTTCTGACTACTCTACGAACATCGTCCGTAGTTACTTGTTTCATAGCAATAATCGTGTCTTTAATATCATTTTCTTCCTTAAATCCATCCAATGGAGAAGGTCCAGTTCCCCAAGAAGAAGATCCTCCGGCAAATGTATTTGTTGAATTTGGTTGACCAATAAATGTATAATAACGATTTAATGTTTGTCCGATTCCAACAAGACTTTTAGTAAAGTTTTCGGCGTTCAATATTCTAAATTGGTCAGATATAATAGCAGGCATTTTATTTGTAGTTTATATTTATTTATTTACTTTTAAATAAACCTCTGGTTCTAGTTACATCTGGAGCAGATGATAAACCAAGCAATCCGTCATTTGTATTTATTGTGAAATTTTTTGGAGAATTAATTCCTCTATTTTGATAATCATATATTTTTCCCCAACTATATTTTCCATAAAAACCATTAGACGCATCCGCATTTACTATTATTTTATTTGTATATCCTGGACCTGGTAAGAATTTACAAAATACAGTCACGATTCCAACACCAGAGTTTTGAACTTCTTCTGCACAATATACTCCATCGATATATGTATAGGCAGTTCCAATACGAGTTATTGTATTATTGGAAGTTGTAATACCAGTTAGTGCATGTCCACATTGAACATTACTATCATAGATTACAAAATGATCTCCAGGTAATATTCCACTATAATATATCCCATAACTATCTAATGATGAATATCCAATTCCTAATGTGGTATTATCATAAGATTCTGATTGCAATTGAAATATTAGTTGTGGAAGTGATGATCCAATTCCCAAACTAGTATCCACACCAACAATTATTCCAAAATCTCCCTTTGCTTTAATTGATACTATTTGTTCAGTTATTGATTTGTCTTGTTCAATCAATACATTTGGAGAATTATTTTCATTATATCCAAATCCGGGATTTGTAATTGAAATTGAAGTGACTATTCCTGCAGTAGTATTGGATATTGCAGTTGCAAGATTATAAGTAGGAATTGAATAAATTGATGTTGCTCCAGATCCAACTAAAGTATATGCTTTAACGTCATCTAGATATAAAATATCCTGTATTATATTTGATTGTGATGTTGATCTTAATGTCCAAATTTGCAAATCAAAGGAATAATATAAATTTCCAGATAAATCTAACAGTAGATATATTTTGTAATAATCATTATAATCAATATTTACAAAATCTCCACTAATATTTGGTACGATTATATCCCAAGAAATTCCAAATGTAGAAGTATATATTGTATTATTGTTCCCAATTATAATAAACTTATTTCCTGTCCAGATGATTTTATTTAAATTATCTGATGTTATATTTGGAATAACTTCCCAATAAATTCCATCAGCATTTGGAGTACCACAAATCAAACCATTATCGCCAACTGCTATAGTACGATTTCCAATTGCAACAGAATTTAAATTTCGTGATGTGTTTGAATTCATTAATAAAAATGAAGTACTACCAATTCCAATAGCAGAGAATATACTTCCGCCAGCACCAACTATAATCCATTTGTCTAGTGTTGATGAATATTTTACATCATTAAAAGTAGAATTATAAGAACTTTCAGTATATTGAGTAATGCCAATGGAATTCAGTTGTTCGTACTTTTTCATTTCTACCCAAGATGAAATTGTCGTACCAAATCCAACCGCAGTAACTATTTTTCCAAATTCTCCAACCGCAATATAGGTATTGGTAGAACCGACCCCAATGGAATTAAAACTTATAGTTTTCCCAAACCCAATATTAGAAATTGAGTTGTAATTTTTTGCATCTGTAGTAATTGCAACAACTCCACTCTGTCCAACGGAAACTATTGGATTTCCATATACTATTGATAATAAAGAAGCATCCGTAGATAGTCCAATTGAACTATTCCAATTAAAAATTGGATCCTTCGATTGTATAGAAATAGAAGAAATAGCAACTATTGGCGAAGATGTATATGCATATCCAATTCCTCCCGTTGATAATTCAATTGAAGATATCGTAGAAGCAGAAGAAACTATTGCTGTTGCTATTGCTGGTAATACATCTCTATTTTCTATTATCAATACATTAGAATCTTCTTCTGGTAATGAATCTACTGCAGTAAATAATGGAAATGCATTATTTACATAAATCGAAGTATCTTCAATATTTACATTTTTAATTAATTTTGTAGTTGGTCTGACTGTTGCTATTAAACTTGGTCTTGCTTTTGATACTAAAGAACCATTTATAATCCTATCTTGTTTTTGTTTTATCCATTTTAGTGGTCTTTGTTTATTTGTATCTGTATTGATTCCAATACTATCGTAGTTGTAAGTATCGAGTTGGTCACTTGATACGATTTTTTTGACTATTCTTTCGAATTGTTCAATATCCAAGTTATCGTAAATATTTTCTCCAATTTGAATACCATCTCCTTCTTTAATAGTTTTTGGTGGAGTTATAGTTTCTACATCTCTAACGGACCCAATGAAGAATAGGACGCTACATTTCGATCCACTTTTTGGTGGTTCTGTGAATATTATTCTACTTCCTGAAAATATATAAGATTCATTTGGTATTTGTAGTATATCATTTAAATATATGAATAAATTATTTTGCAAATCTATATCAGAACCTGGATTTTTTTTCAAATCTACAATTTCGGTAATACCAGAAGTAGTTTTAGTTAATGTGAACTTGGTTTTTGAACCATTAAAATAATTTGAAAAATCATCAAAATACATAAACTGTCCGGTAAAAAATCCACTAAATTTATCAGTTAGTGTCTCAAGTACAGTCATGGTAAATTCACTAAATGACGATCCTGAATTTGGATCTGTAGTTAAACCAACTACAGATAATATATCACCAGTTTTATAACCAATTCCTGGTTCATTCATAAAAAATTGAATAATACTAGATCCAGATCCAACTTGAACGGATACTTTTGCTCCCATTCCATTACCAGAAGAACCTCCAGTGTATGCAATACTCAAATTACTATAAGGTAGAGGGATATCCACAATTACAGATGGTAATGATGTGAATGTATATCCAATTCCTCCATTTTCTATTATTAATGAAGTAATTGTTCCACCAAACCCAACTGTTGATGTAATTGTTGCTCCAGACCCTACAGTAGATGCTATACTTATTACTGGAGGGGTCCTATATCCACTTCCAGCGCCATTCAGGGCGATCGAATTGATAGTTCCAGCTGCAGATACCGAAACTGTTGCTGCGGCACCGATTAGAGGTTGATATCCAAATCCTGTGGTTATTGCAACATTTACAATTTTTCCTGCACTTGGAATTCCTGATATGAATTTAATTGTATTATTATTGGAAGTATCAACTGTATAGTCAATTCCTGGAGTTTGAAAAATATTATTAATCAATATGAATGGATTGTTGTTTATATCTGTACTACTATTTGTATTTGTGTAAATTCCAACGACTGGATTTCCATTTGATGTTAATACAAATTCAGTTGCTGCTATTCCCGTAAATTGAGGAGATATATCGTCTAATATTAGATTTTCGTCAGATGGAATATATGCATCTAATTGTCTTGAAAATAATCTTCCCCCAAATGAAGAATGTGCAATTAATTGTGGATCTGATGATGCAATTGCTGGTCCATATGGTGGGGTAGAAAAATATATAATATCATCAATAATATTAAAGTCACCTTTGTGTATAGATACGACGGAACCAACCGTATGTGCAGATGAGACTGATCCCATAAATGATCTTGTTACATTTAATACATTGGTGGACCCAATACCTATAGAATTGATTTTTATATATTCTTCATTTATTTTAAGTATATCATTATTAAATATTGAATTAATTCCAGAAGAAACATATATTAAATTAGAAGAAATACCTACTGAAGTTGAAAGTCCCAAAAATATATTTTTTCTATGAATTGGACTTTGGATAATATTATCTATAGAAATAATCACATTTTCATTTGGATTTTTAAAACTAAATGTTTGAGTTCCAGATCCAAATGAAGTTAAATCAAAAGGATTATTTAAAGTCGTAGACAATCCAGAAACTTGGAAATTGTTTATATCTATTTTACGAACAAATATATTTGATGGAAGTTTATTTGTTCCTAATAAAGTTGGAGACAGATATATATTATCTGCTGGATCAGAACCACCAACATCAGATCCGGCAATTATAATTTGATCGGTTAACGCATATCCTACTCCCCCATAAACGACATTTACTAACGAAACATCTTTATTTGAGTCTCTAGTAATATCGAATAATGCTCCAGACCCAGATCCATTAGAAGTAGATGCTACACTTACATATGTTGTATTTGCAATACCTGCTCTAGATGTAGATACTTTTGATATAGTAAATTGCAAATCATTTGCTGGAGTTAAACCTCCCATATATGTTCCAGCAATTGAAACTTGTTCTCCTATCGAATATCCTCTACCTCCATCGATCAACTGTAAGGAAGTTCCTATTGGTACTCCTGTTGTGGTATTATATGTTATTAAAATCTGAAATAATGCACCCGTACCAATTCCAGTATTTACTGAACTTGGCAATGAATTACCAAGTCCAAAATATTGTGAAGATGGTCCAGCAGGAACTAATGTAGTACTGATTCCAACAATACTTGATGGAGATATGTAATTATTGTAACCATTTTCATATATTGCACTTCCAATTCCAGCCCCAACTTTCATTAATATATCAAGTGTTCCTGTTGCATAAGAAGTTGTTTCAATACCAATAATTGTTCCAGAATTATTATTATATACTATCTCTTGCCCTGATTGAAAATTATGATTTATGATACTAAATTTATCGGAATTTATATTTACAATTGCATCATCTGATGCAGAAAATTCCTTAATAAAAACTGGATCTCCATTATTTTTTAATTTAAATGAAGACAATCCAACAACCGATCCACCCAAAGTAGTTGTTATTCCTGTAAACTGATCACTTATATCATCAATTCTTAATACTTTATTTGTTTTATTTAAAGTATATGACCTCAATGCTGTTCCTTCTGGGAAATAAACTCTTTCTACTGTCCCATCATCGAGTTTATCCTCCTCATATACCATAGCAAAATTATTTTTTACAAATAAATCAGATACATTATCGATATTTACTAATAATGTTGGATTTATATTTATTGTTTTTACTTTCATATTGGTGGATTTACCAATACCAAGATTTAATGGTCCTGTTGTTACTATACCAATAACATTCAGATCGGAGAATTCCTTAAATCCAGATGGGTGAATAATAGACTTGATTGGTTCTTTCCAAGTTGTATATGGTATAGTTCCTTTGATTGAATATGAAAATTTCTGATAATAGTTATTATCTGAAATTCTTTGTTGCGAGTCATTTAAAAATCCAACTTTATCCCCAAAATCATTAAGTTTATCTCTATATGGGGTGAGATTAGCAGGTAAAGAGAAATTACTTATATATTTAATTGTTCCATTTAATTTAGATCTCTCGCCATATAGTTTATCGTTTATATTTAATGTTCCTTGTACATCAATTAACCTCAATTGGTTGGTATCATTATCCCAACCATTTTCCATTACCTTTGCTGAAAATGTAGATCCCGAAATAACTCTTTCTCCGGAATAATATTTTGCATCATCTTCTAATACCATTTCAAATTCTGGCATATCCTTTCGGTTTACGACATACCCAATAGTTAATGTATCATTATAATTACCAAATGATCCGATGCCTGATATTTCAGGCATTTTGTAGTTTATAGTATAGTTTGTTGTGTTTACTCCGATAACAGTAAAGAAACTGTATCCATGATCTTTAGAATTAAAATTAGAAAGTCCAGATGTTGCTGTAGTTAATCTACACTTCTCGATAAAAATTTCATCTCCAACTGAAAATGGGAAAACTGTTTCTGTAGATCCGTATCCAGTAGTCATTCGTGGATATATGATATAATCATCAAGTAATTCTATTGTTCCAATTCCAGAAACACTATCAGCATTGATTGTGTATATTTCATATCCATTAGAATTATTATAAGGAACAATTCTCAAAGGATTTTTTAAATTGAATGTATTTTTTGTTACTTCTACATCAGTTACTGTTCCTCCCTGAGCCTTTGCTGTTAATGATACCTCATTATTTCCAATTATTTTTAATTTTGGTGGAGTATTATAGTTATTTCCTCCAGATAAAACATTAACATAACCAATTCTAGCAATATCTTTAATTATGCAAACTGCAGGTATGCTCAATTGTGGTACAATAGTTGGATCTGATGGATAATCAAATCCATCTTTTATCCTATCAATTGATGTGATTTTTCCAATTTCATCAGAAACTGCATATAAAACTGCTCCACTTCCAGATGTACTTACTATTGAAGTAATCTGCGGCAATGATGTATATGATTTTCCACTAGAATTTACTCTTATCTTTGATATTAAACCAGTTGCATTCTTTGAGTCTGTATCATAAAATACTGAAGATACACCAGAAGATTGAGTATATGAAATGTATTCTGGTTTTTGATTTAGATTAAATTTAAATGATGTTTCCCCAATTGATATAATATTTTGATCGGAAGATAGAATACTTGATCTAATGTCTATTTTATTGTTTCCAACAACTTCAGCATCATATGATATGCTAAATTTATCAATATCTTCGTGGGAAGTTGGAATGAAATTATAATATAATAAACTTGGCACGTCTCTTTGGTTTGTGTGTACAGAAACTGATCCAACATTACTTCTATTAATTGCTAATGGTGTGGTTTGTTTTTTGTCTATTTCAAATTTCTTTTGGAAATTTTGATCCCTATAAAATTCCAATTTCATATCAGTTAAAGAATAATCTGATATATCAAATGTAATTATATTTCCCTTCGAGAATGAAATTGGTGGATTTATTAGTGCAATATTATGAGTTCCAACACCAACAGAAGTAAAGGATATAGAAATTCCAACGGATGCATCATATGCATATTTTGACAATTGAATTTTATCGGGATTTTGTTTTAATATGTAATATATTGATTTATCTACCAGTCCTCCAATTGCACTACCTCCAGAATAATAAATTACTTTATCTCCAGTCTTTAGTGAGTTATTAACAATATTAATATTAGACGATGATCCAATTGAGACTAAATCTGTCGTAATTCCAATTAAATCGGTAGTTATTTTTTTATTTTTTGCATCATATCTAAATTTAACTATTTCTTCTCGTGAAGGAAGAATTGTAAATCTAATTTTATCTCCATTCTCAAGATTATGTGGTTCTGAAGTAGTTATAATTCCAGCATAATTCTGAACTTTTCCTGTAATTATTGGATAATGTGTTGTGAGTGAATGAGAATAACCAACTGTAGAATTATATAAAAATACTAAAGAATTTAATGTAGTTCCAATTCCTACAGAAGTAGTATATCCTAATGTAGAAATTCCAAGTAAATTATCCCCAATATTTACCGCATAAATGATTTGATTATTTTCTAATTTTATAATAGAAGAATCTTCTTCTGAATATGCACTTATACCTGCACCAGCAGAATAATTGTAAATTAAAGGCTGTCCAGTATAATATTTGTGATTTTGTATATAAATTGATCTAGATGGAACAAATCTTGGATTTATTGTACTCGATCCAATACCAACAACAGAATAAGTAGAACCACTTTGCCCATACCCAATTGTATTTGTTGGGTCAAAATATATTGTTTTATTTTCTGGAATTACATATCCAATGGGTTTTTGTTCATAAAATTCAAATTTATTAGTGAGAAGTTTTACACTTTCTATACCTACACTGTGAATTCCTCCA